AAGAGGTGATACGCCTGACGGCCAACCCCTTGTTGCTGGATGCCTTGATGCGTCCTGCAGGGATGGTTTGGTACAAGCCGGAAGCGGCGGCGCCGACCAAGGAAGCCTTGCTGGCTGTCAGCAAAGTTTTGCACCAAACAGGTCTGTTTGTTTCCAGCATGCATGAAGGTGCTGCCGACAACATTTGGGAGCCACACGAGGTTGAATGCCTGGAGAAGCACGGCGCCGACGTGATCCGCGCGGTACTGGGCATTATGGCCGGGGCCAAAGAAGCGATGGAGGCCCGCCAGAATGTCTGATGATATCGATATGGCCAACGAAGCCGCTGAACGCTTCCGCCAGCACGCATTGGCGTGCCGTCCGCGCCCGACGTGCTCTGTCAGCGCGCAATTCTGTGAGGATTGCGACGAACCCATCCCGTTACTTCGTCAACAGACGATCCAGGGTTGTGCTACCTGCGTCAGTTGTCAGGGGTTGCGGGAGCGGCGGCGATGAGTGAGCAATCCACCAGCACAGCGATATCGTCCTGGGCTCGCCGCTACATTGAAACCTTTAATCTTGCCCTGGTCCCGATTGACCCGGGCGAAAAGGTGCCAAAGGGCATGGGCTGGAACAAACCGGGCGGTTACATCACCGACCCGGTTGCCGCCGAAGCATTCTGGCAACGCAACCCTAACCACAACCTGGGCGTAGTGCTTGGGCCTAGCCGTGTCTGCTCGTTGGACGTGGACGATGTGCAGTGGACGCGGTTTGTATTGTTCGACCAGATGGGCCTCGATCTGGATGCAATGGCCGTGGTCTATCCGACCATCGTGGGTAATCCGTTGCGGTTCCGCGTGCTGTTCAAAATGCCGGATGACATCGAGCTGACTCGCCACTCTCTTTCCTGGCCCAACGAGAAAGACCCCGACGGGTCTATTCACAAAGGATTGATGGCGCAGGCCAAGGCCGCGAAAGAGCAGGGCGATTCTGTCGGTGAGTTGGCGGCCAAGGCCGAGGCTGACAAATACAAGCGCTTCACGGTGTTTGAACTTCGTGCGGGCCTGGTGCAGGACGTGTTCCCGCCATCGATTCACCCGGGCACAGGCAAACCGTACACCTGGCGCACGCCGCCGAATGCTGCTGACGGTCTGCCGGTGCTTACCAACGAGCTGCTGAACATTTGGCAGAGTTGGGATGTGTTCAAGCGCAACGCCGAGGCCGCGTGCCCTTGGGCGCCAAAACCGAAGAAGCCCGCCGCGAAACCTATCAAGCGTACTCCACCCGCTGACGGCAAACCGTCGGTTATTGATGAGTTCAACCGGTGCCACGATGTGGAAGAGCTGTTGCGTGCCCACGATTATATAAAACGCGGTAGCAAATGGCTGTATCCACACAGCAGCACCGGGCTACCAGGTGTTACGGTCACCGACCGCAAGGTCTATTCGCACCACGGCGCGGATCCGCTGGCCAACGGTCACCAGAATGACGCGTTTGAGGTGTTTTGCCTGCTGGATCACGATGGCGACCAGTCGAAGGCAGTGAAGGACGCCGCTCGCATGTTGGGTATGCAGCACGCGGCGCGCCCGGACCCGCGTGATCTTCCCCCAACCCCATCGGCGGATGCCAGCGAGCCGCACTCCAGTGCAGCGCAAAGTGAGGCCGCTCCTGCTGCTGACGGGGGGGCGGGGGAGGTGCTGACCTATGAGCAAGTGCTGCGGCGTTACGTGCTAGTCGAAGGAACCACACAAGTGTGGGATCTCGACAAGGCACGGGTGATGAAGAAAACCGCATTTGAGGCTCGCGTCGGCAAGCCATTGGCGAAACAGTGGGTCGACGACACCAGCAAAAAATTGATCTCGGATGACAAGGTCAAAGAGATCGAGCAAGCCCGCAAGATGGCCGGCAAGAAGGGTGGTGCGCTGAACCTGGAGCCGATTGAACGGTACGTGTACATCGACGGTACCAAGGACGTTTGGGACCGGGAAAAGAAGCGGCGGGTCGCCGAGGGCGCGGTCAAGATGGCCCTCGGTGATATGTACGGTATGTGGTTGAACAGCCCGGAGCGTCGCGTGGTCGATGTCGAGAACATCGTGTTCGACCCGACGATGACCAAGGATCCCAACATTTACATCAACACGTTCGACGGGCTGCCAATGGAGCCCAGCCGTGACGACGCGGCGTGCGAGAACCTGCGGTGGTTGATCTCCTTCCTATGCAACCACGATCAGTCCTCGCGCGATTGGCTGGTGAAGTGGTTGGCGTACCCTTTGCAGCACCTGGGCGCGAAAATGGATACGGCCGTGCTGGCTCACTCAACCATGGAGGGTTCAGGCAAGAGCCTGCTGTTCGCCGATGCATTCGGTTTGCTCTACGGGCAGTACGCGGCCACGGTCGGACAGACTCAACTCGAAAGCAACTTCAACGCCTGGCAAAGCCGCAAACTATGGGCAGTGTTTGAAGAGGTTGTGAGTCGTGACCAGCGTTATAACCAGGTCGGCAAGATCAAGCATCTGGTCACCGGCAAGACAGTGCGCATGGAATCCAAGTTCATCAATGGCTGGGAGGAAGCCAACCACATGAACGCCGCGTTCCTCAGTAACGAGATTATGCCCTGGCCTATCGCGCCCAGTGACCGGAGAATGTTGGTGCTATGGCCGATGGAGACGCTTCCTGTGGAGCGCCAGAAAGCGGTGGGCCGCGAGCTGGAGAATGGTGGTGTTGCAGCGCTGTACGCGTGGTTGTTGTCCGTTGACCTAGGTGACTTCGACCAGCGCACCAGACCGCCAAGCACTGATGCGCGTGAGCGGTTGGTGGCATTGAGCCGGGCCAGCTGGCAAACTTTCCTGTTCCTCTGGCAGTACGGCGAGCTTGGGCGTGATATGTGGGGCGCCTGTTTGTCCTCCGACATCTACGCGATGTTCCTGGAGTGGTGCCACCGCAACAAAGAACACGTGATGAGCCAGACGAAGTTCTCGTTGTTCATTGGCTCTGAGGTGGACAAGACCCGCGCCATCCCCTGGACTGACGGTAGCAACCGCAAGTTTGGAGCTTTCTTCTTTCCCCGCGACGGGCAGGCTTCCCAGCCCCCATCAGTCAGTTCGGCCGACCTGGGCAAGGCGGTGGTTGCTTGGCGGGCGGCTGCGCGCCTGGCGGGCTGGAATGTCGACAATTGGGACCATATCAAGGCGGCTGCAGCATGAGTCCGACAAAAAGTGTGTTGGGTGTGTTGGGTGTGTGTTGGGTCGGTTTTCGATACCCCACACAGTTTGAAGCCTTCTATTTCGCGGCTTTCCGCCTTGTGTGTTGGGTGTGTTGGGTTTGGCGTCGCGCACGCGCATGGGCGACGTTATTTGAATCCATGGCAGCAAGATTTTTTTCTTATGCGAGAACCGTTAAACCCAACACACCCAACACACTCAACACATTTGATTTAAGGCTATTGAATTTAAAGGGTTTTAGCTGTGTTGGGTTTGTGTTGGGTATGGCGTTTTTTGTGTCGGGTTCGGTTTTGGGTGGGGGAGCGGTGTGATGATCGAAGAAATTGAGGAACTCATGCAGCATTGGGGTAACCAGTTCAACCAAGTAGGTGATGGCGGCGGACTGGGCAGTCCTATGGCGACGATCATGGAGTGGGGCGGTTCTGCTCCTCGCGGAACCCCGGGATCTCGCGATCTTATGATGGCCTCCGGTGGTGGGATGGACCACGCTGCAATGGAGGTCGCGGCGGCCCTCGCGGAGCTGGAGCGGCAGTCCGAAAAAGGGGCATTGCTCGCTAAACTGGCGCGTAATCGCTATCTGCCTCGGCCTGAGTGGTCGGTACGCTCTCAGTTGCCATTGTTGGGCTTGGGAGATGATGCGGATCGGACGTATAGGAACTGGGTCCACGCTTTGCATCAGCAGGTACAGGTGATCTTGACCGTGCGTAGTGCGCCAGGTCGTGCACGGAATATGCGCGTGAAATCGCCGGCAACTGGTCTGACGCGAGCGTCAACAGTGGCCCGCCTGAGATCTTGCTGACTGCCGTTCGTCTGGAGGGTTTGCCTCAAAGCTGCGTCAAAGTGCGTCAAAGGTGCGTCGAGCGTATCAACCGAAAAACATCCCTTTTCGGTTTTTCCGGAGCAGGGTAAAAAGCCCCCACGATATGGAATTTGCGCCTTGGCGCTGACCTCGCACGTGCTGTGCAGCTTCACCCGGTTTCCCTATACCGGTCACTTAACCCCGCTTCGGCGGGGTTTTCTATTTCTGCCTGCGCCGGGTTTTTGCGGCTGGGTGCGGGCACGTTGAGCGGATGGGACTGCGATGAAAGTAGAAATTCGAGATGAGAAGGGGAAGTTGATTTGGTCCAGAAGTGACGTAGGCGGATTTACATCACCCGCCTACGCATTCGACACGACACTTGAGCAGATAAAGCAAGTGCTGGGCTTGGCGCTTGAGCAGTGCGTAGGAGAGCTAGTTGTTTCGGATGATGTTGATCGAGTGGCGGATGTTTCCGCTGCCACCACCTAGATCAATCGTAATGTTCCAATGACCCGTGCTTGGAGCTGCAATGCGGGCTGGCAACATCTTGTAGAAACCCCCGAAGTATTCGTGTGCTCCACCCCGTTTGAATTTTGAAAAGTTCGTATCAGTGGTCAATCGAACATTGCATTGGTGTGAGCATTCGACAACCACGATGTCGCCTTGCTCAAGGTATTCACGCGTGTGCAGAAAGTTCATATGGCCTCCTAGCCATTGAGATGTGCGCATTGAAGTTAGCAGAACAATCTTAAAGTGCCATTACGCAGTATCAGTGGCTTGTCCTTATGGAGACAGTTGATGACAAACGAGCAGCAAGCGCTAATTGAGATGCCGATCTGGATGGTGATCGTACTGTCCCTGGTCGGCGGGATTTCCGGCGAAGCATGGCGGGCGGACAAAGCGGGGGTAAGCGGCTGGTCATTGGTCCGCCGCTTACTACTCCGCTCCGGGGCCTGCGTGGTCTGCGGGCTTTCCACCATGATGTTGCTGCACGCGTCGGGCATGTCAGTCCTAGCGGCGGGAAGCATCGGGTGCCTCACCGCGATGGCCGGCGCCGATGTCGCCATTGGCCTGTACGAACGCTGGGCCGCCAAGCGGTTGGGCGTGTGCGATGTGCCGCCCTCGGGCAGCGGGCAGGTCTGATGCTCTGGAGGCCGCGAAATACGTGGCCCGCAGAGGACTGCATCAAAATGGTGCGTCGAAAATTCGCCGGGGACCCTGGGGGCATCCGAGGGACACGGGGCAGGAAACCCGCGGGAAAGCGTTAGCGGCAGGGTTGCCAGCTTACTGAAATTCAATCCATTGAAATTGAAAGGTTTCCATTGAAAAGCCGTTGAAAAGGAGGGCTTATGACGGATCCATTG